CACTTGCCAAGTCTTGACGTGTGGCTGTTCGGTTCAACAACATCTTGGCCACCTTGTCAGGATCGTCAGTGATTACCTCGTTGGTGTTGCGATCAGCTATGCCAGCGATTTGATTCAGTTTGTAGCCCATGCTTTTGGCTATGCTGTTCATAAGCACATTGCGTTCACGGCCTTTGTATTTGCTATCAGCAGGCATGGCACCCAACACAAACTTTGACCATGGTATGTTTTTCAAGAACATAAAGTCCGTTTGTACATAACCCTGGTCGGGTGTGCCGTTGATTGGCGTAAGGAAGTGTACTGCTGTGCCACTCTTTCGCACCCATTCTTCAGGTTTGAATCCATGGCTTTGTGCCCACTGTTTGAGTCGTGTTTCCAGTTGTTCTTTGGTGACCTTGCTGACATCTACTGCGATATCCAGATCCCCCGAAGTGTCTTTGATTCCAGTGCTGCCTAGTGTGTTGTTTTGTAGATCCAGACCCGGTAGGAGTTCTTCCAACCAAGCCAGAGTTGACTTTACATCAGTCTGATTGATACGCTGTGTCAAGCTACGGCCATCAGCATCTTTGAATACATTGCCGCCTTCAAAAATGTTCATGCTACTCGCACTCCCATCTTGGCCAACATGGCATCAATTTCAGGATTGCCTGTGGTCTTGGCCTGACGTGATTGTAAACCTCTAGCAAAGTTCTTCAATGAATCAACATTCACTCCGCTCTGTGCCAAGGACTGATCCACTGTTCCTGTCTGTGTGTCGGCGCGACTGGCAGCGGCCAAAGTGCCTTGTGATTCAGTGTTTTTGAGTTCCTGTGAACGAGCCTGTACTCCAGCTATGGCCACTTCTAAGTAAGCTCGTATGGCTTCAGCGGATTGCGGTGTGCCACGTGCTTTGAGCACATCTTCAAGTTTTTTGTCCAGCACAGCCCGAATTTCTGGCACATTCTGTCTTACGTCGGCCATGGTTATGGTATTGTATCTGCTGTCTCGACTTTGTAATTGGCTGTCAGTCCATTTGAGGAAAGACTGCTTGTAAGGATCGGTATTGACAGTTGCGGAGGTAGCAACAGGTGCGACCTTGGCAGGATCGGTCTTGGTACCAGCCGGTACAAAAATGCCGCCTGGTGTGGTATATTCTTGCGGAGCTTCATTGAGATCAGAATCCATACCTTGTATGCCACCTTTGGGTTTGCCATAGACCTGGATCATGCGTTGGCCTTGTTCACTGCTGGCCACATCGGCCGGCATTTGCCCATACTTGGGGCGGGCTGGAGGGTTGCCAGGCGGAGTTGTTTGATTGCTGGTGGTGTTGGGTTTGACTCGTTGTCCAGTAGCAGGATCAAAACCACGAGCTTTCATGTCGGCTATTTCTGCAGGATCTGTTGGTGGAGTATAGCCCGGAGCTTTTGTTTGAGCTTGTGCTTGAGTTTGAGCTTGAGCTTGATTCTGAGCGGGTGCGGCTGGGGCCGCCATGTTTTGTTTTCGCTGTTGCTGTTGTTGTTGTGTGACCTGTTGGCTCCAACCTTGCATGAGTGAGTTTACATACTGCTGTACCGCAGGATCTTTTTGTACAGTTTTGTATTTGTCGGCCCAGTTTGAGCTTGGCAATCCTTTGCCTCCAGGCCCATATCCTTGCTTGGTCAAAGCAGCTGCGCTTTTGGCCGCATCCTTGGCGGCACTGCCTGGAAACTGTGGTAGGTCAGGACCACCGGCCGCAGATACCAAACCACGTCCAATGTCTCCCAACAGGCCTTCGCGAACTGGACGTTGAGTTATTTCAAATATTTGCATCAGTGCGCCTTACTGTGCGTGTAAACTTGCCAGGATCACGTTGATTGATAGCATTGAGCAGTTTTCTTTTGAGATTGTCTGCTTGTTCAGCAGGATACGCCTCGTCAATCTGTTCCATCAAACGTATAGCACTGGCAATCACGTTGCTGGCTCGATTTTCTATGACATGGCGCTGATCGCGCTCGATGTACATGGCATCTAATTCTTCTAGTAGGCTTTTTGTTTTCTTCTGCATTTTGGGCCAGGACCTTTTTATTATTTATTGAGTTTAACTTGATCTAATAATTACCCTGCAAACAGCCCTATCTTAAATACGCCCTATGAACGACTATTTTTGTGTTTTACCGTTTTTTGCCTACGAAAATCAGCAAGGCCGCAGTGACAATATGTACTGTTGTCGCTTGAAAGAACAGACCAATATTGAAGATGTACGGCAAAGCATCAAAAACAAACAGCGTTCGCCCAACTGTGAAACCTGCTGGCACCTGGAAGATCAAGGCCTGCCCAGCGAGCGGCAACTACACAACCGAGCCTTTGATTTTTATCTAGACCGCGATCTGGAGCTGATCGAACAAGATGCTGTGACCCAGGGGTATCAGCCGCGCATCGTGAAACTGACCACTTCAAATCTGTGCAATGGAACCTGCATGACCTGTGGATCTGGCGCCAGCACTGCCTGGGCCAAGTTGGAACACTTGCCCATCCAATACGAAATCATGGACACCACACCCTTGGATCAAATTGATTTTTCCAAGATCGTGCAGTTGAGCCTGTTGGGCGGTGAGCCCTTGTTGGAACGCCGTAATTTCCAAATCTTAGAAAACTTGATCGAGTTAAAAAATACCAGTTGTTTCATTTCCATAGTGACCAACGGCAGTATTGAACTCAATGCACGACAATTACAAACACTGTCACAGTTTGAAAATCTCAATATATGTGTGAGCATAGATGGTGTAGGTCCGCAGTTTGAATACATACGCTGGCCTTTGAAATGGCCACAACTATTGCACAATCTTGCCGAATTCAAACGCATAGCACAGCATGTCAGTGTGAGTTGCATGATCAGCAATCTCAACATTCTACACTATACCGACATGATAGATTTTTTTGATCAACAAGGTATCGCTTATCTTTGTAAACAAATCGAATCTCCTGATTACTTTGCGCCAGCCAACTTACCGGCTGAATTCAAACAGTTGGTTGTTGAGCGTAATCCGCGATATCAAGCTGAGGTCACGGCCTTTCTACAAATGGGTGCTACCGATCTTATTCAAGAGTTTTGGAAAGATGTTGATCGGCAAGATGCGCTCAAAGGCATACGCATAGACGACTACTTGCCCGAACTAGCGGCTACAAGAATCTAGAGTAGTATCGAGCCACATCCGGAAACACTGCTTCAAAAGATTGATCACGCAAGACATCGAAGCGTTTGATTTCAGCAATCATTTGTTCAATGTCAGTGGCGTTTTCTTGCCAGGCAGCAGGTATGAGATTGCCATAAGCTGTGTTGTGCATGGCTTCAACATATTCGGCTGAACAGTTGTGTAGGCCAAACACGCCCTTGGCCAAATGTCTAGTATGATTGGTAGCATCTCCTTCGCGATTGACCGCGAACTGAGACTGGGCCCAGCGTTTTAACTTGTCCAAGCTGGCCAGATTGAAAATGCTCACAGTTTCTTCAATCACAAACATCACATTACTGGGCAACTCCTGCTTGAGATGCATGAGATTGGTCACAGTATCTGTCCAAACAGCTGGCCAACGCAGGTATTCAAATTGATCTTCTACACCGTCTAGACTCACATGCAATTTGACCAAGGCAAACTTTTCAATGATTGGATGGTGTGCTGGAAGTATGCGTTGCGTGCCGTTGGTCTGGAAACACAAGGTCAACTGTTGTTTGGCATTGGGCACATGTTCAGCGAACCAATCGGCCACAGCCCAGTATTCGTTGCCCAGCAAGGTTTCTCCGCCGCAAAAAACCAACTGGCGTAGATTTGAAAGGTCCAGTTGTGCCAAGGCCGCTAACACTTGTTCTCTGTTGCGTGGGACAAAAATTGGTTCATCCCACTGTTTGTGTTGCTTGAGATGTCGTTGCCAGTATGTGCTGGAACCTGGGCCACAGGTTCTGCAGGCCAGATTACAACTGATGTCAAACATGAGATCGATTCTTGCCGGACCGGTCAGATCAGTCTGTCCTTGGATGCCCAGTCCTGAGTTCATGCCCTGGCGGAAACTCACGTTGTTGGCCATTTCTAGTTGTTCACAGTTTGCACATTCCACATCCCATTGATTGGTCTTGTTGAATTCTCGCAGTTGTGTAAACTGTTTGTCTTTCCAAAAGTCCACTGTGGTATCAATGGGAAACACTGTGCTTCGTAGGCAACAGTGTTGTGCAAAGGTATAGTCTGCCTTGAAGCTCAAGGTCAGCCCACCATGTATCATGGAGCAATAACGGTCTGACATCAGGTTGTTTTGATTTTGCCCAGCAGTTGTTTGAGTTTGGCTCCCTGTACATCTGCTGTGATTTTGGCAGTTTCTGGTTCGTCAGGGTCAGCAGTAGTGATCCTGCTTTGTGTTTTGATACTGGACAGAATATCTGGCTTGCGGAATGCATTTACAGGACCGGCTTCTTCGCCCGGATCTGTGATACGCATAGTTTCAATATTATAGTCTAGATCAATTTTCATACCAACACCTGTACTGCTTCGACTCTTCATACATTGTATTTGATACTTGCCACGCTCACGCATAGCTCTGCTTGTAAAGATACCAAACACGTTATCTGCTGTGTTGATCTTACTGATACCACCCGAAATATGACTGTGGTCAAATTCAATTTCTTCTACCGCACTACGATTCAACTGCGATGCTGTCACGAACAACACATTGAGTTCTTTGGCCAAGTTACGCAGTTCTTCACTCACATACTTGTCTTTGACAAACAAGTCATTGGGGCTAACCTTGGCACTGACTGGCATCAACAAGTCCAAGTAGTCACACATGATAAAGTCTACCTTGATGCCTGTTTGCACCTGTACTTCTTTGATGTAACTGCGGATATCGTTGATGTTGCTCTGTGCTGGCAGTGCTTTGATACGATACTGTCCGGCTTTCTTACTGACCAACTTGACCTTGAGTTCTGTTTGATCAATGTCCTTGCGGATTTCTTTGGTACTCATTCCGGCCAACATGGCATCAGTTCTTAGGGCACACAGTTCTTCACTCAATTCTAAACTGACGTACACGCCACTTAGTCCTGCTTGTAACCAACTCAATGCTATGTTCATCATCACAAGCGATTTACCCGAGCCCGATCCACCAGCAAAAATGTTCAGCTCGCCGCGACTGAATCCGCCATACAAGATCTTGTCCATCTGCGGCCAACCTGTTGACACTTGTCCGCCCGAGTTGAAATATTTGTTGATGCGAGCTTTGGGATCTCCCCAATAGTCTGTGCCCATGTCCTTGGTCAACGATATCTGTACTGCATCCTTGATCAGTTTTTCTACAGGATCATACTCGCCCTTTTCCAACAAGTCTGCACTTTTTAAGATAGCACGCTCTAGTTCTTGACGACGGGTAAAGCCTTCAAACTCGTCCATGAACCATTCAAAGTGTCCATCGTTCAAGTCTGGGATATGATTGAGCTTGACACCTGTGCTGGCTGCAATCTGTTCTGTGGTGGGCAGGGTCTTGTGTTGGTCGCTGTGCTTGGCGATGAACTCGGCCGCAGGTCGCAGACTGCGATCAAAGTTTTCAGGATTGTAAATGTTCTGCACACGCACATACGACTCTGCGTCTTGCAACATCATTTCTAAGACTAGTTTTTGGACATCAAGTCCGTAGTCTTTTAACAAGTGCTTTTTTCCTTAGTTCTATTTTAATTTTGCTGGTTTCTCTGGCCTGCATGATAGTTATCAAAGTTGCCATCTTACCCCAGCGAATCACTGCATCATTTACATCTTTTACATCAGCAGGCCAGTTGGGCATGCTCACACTCCATCCTAGTTCTACTGCACGATCTACTAGTCGCATACCAGCTTCGTCCTGGTCTGGTACTACCACCACGTCACGCCCTAGACTGCGTATCAGTCTTGCCTGGGCTTCATTGATGTCGGCATGCAACACCGCCAAGCCTGAGATGCTGAGTGCATCAAACACACCTTCCATAACAATCACATGTTGCCAGTTGGCGCCTTGCAAGTCTGTGCCAAACACATAACCTGGTTGTATATCTTGAATATACTTGGGCGTACGATCATCTAAGAATCTAGTGGTATGCCCTACCACTTGATTGTCATGTGTAAACGGAATCACGATACCAGGACGTGGCATGGTCTTGTACATGAAAGGATAGTCTGCGGGAAGTCTTCTACTGCGCAAATATGCTTGGCCATCGGCATTAAGTGGTTGTGTATCTGCCGGTAGGTCACGATCCTCAAACA